TAACACAGCCACAGTTCGCTACACACACGGAAGCGCAGCTTTAACACAGTATCGCCCATATCAAATTGCTGCAAATAGCAATTCAAATGCCTACATCGGCTTTAGTGCGGAGTTATAAAAATGACAGTTACATTTTTTCCAATAGAGGATCCAAAAGATACATTTACAGAATACGCGCTAATTGACTGGGGCAACGATCAATTCACCTCAATGACAAAAGCCGAATACGACAAAGAGTATCCAAGTGAGTAATTATCCAGAGGGCTCAGCTGCGCGCGTTGTAGAAGTAGCGTTGGCAGAAGTCGGCACAATTGAAGAAGGCGACAATCTTACAAAGTACGGCAAATTTACAAAGGCAGATGGATTGCCGTGGTGCGGATCTTTTGTCAATTGGTGCTTTCACAATGCCGGAGTAAAGCTGCCATCAATGGTCAGCACAGCGATGGGCGCACACAAGCTTAAAGAAGTTTCCAGATGGCATGAGACAGATCCACAGATCGGCGATCTTGCATTCATGGATTTTCCACATGACGGCGTGGATCGCATTTCACACATTGGAATTGTTGTCGGTGTATTCGGTAAAACAGTTACAACTATTGAGGGCAACACATCCGGTTCAGGTGATCAGCGCAACGGCGGCATGGTAATGATTAAAGTGCGCGCATTCGGGAGCGGAAAAGAAGTGGTCGGATTCGGTCGCCCGAAATTCGTACCATTCAAGGGCGATTATCCAATCGTCGAAGCTCCTAAAGTATCGGCAACGAAGCCGAAGAAAGAGGTCAAAGATGGAAAAATCAAAGGCATTGCTCGCAAGCTGGGGGCGTAGCTTCTTAGCTGCTTCTCTAGCTCTTTACATGACAGGTGAACAGGATCCAAAGACTTTGCTCATGGCAGGAGTCGCTGCGATTCTGCCGGTGCTTTTGCGCTGGCTCAATCCTAAAGACACATCTTTCGGATTAACGGGGAAGTGATCCGGAAACTACTCGCGGCGGCGTTGATTTGGGCACTTGCATCAACGCTGTCCGCGTGTGGTTATCAAGGATGGACACGCTATGAATGCCAAGAATTTGAGAACTGGGAAAAGCCGGAATGCCAGAAGCCGCAATGCATCCCATTGGGAGTCTGCACTAGCGATGTCATTGGATCATTATCGCCATCGCCCACAGCGACGCCGTAGTCCGGAAGAAGTACACGCGCAACTTATCCTCATTATTGGATCAACTTTAGCTGCGGTCTTCTTGATTGTAACGCTGGGAATAACTTACGCATTGATCTTTGTCACTCAACCAATCGGCGGTCAAGCTCCCAATGATGCAGCTTTCATCGATCTTCTTAAAACATTGGCGATCTTCTTAACCGGATCTCTTGGCGGCGTATTGGCTGGGAATGGTCTGAAGAGTAAGCCGAAACACGGTAACGACACGCCCAAAGACACGCAAGGTTCTTGACGATACAGGCTCATTGCTTCACTCTGTTACTCGGGAGCGAAGCACAGTAGTTCCCAGACTCGGGAGCAATGCAATGAATGAATTATCGATCGTGGTCTTTATGACCGTCGCTGGAATCTTATGGGCAGCGATCTCGTACTCAGTCGGATACAAAGAAGGCGAGCGCAACGGCTTTACAAGAGGTCGCGCTATCTCACGCCACATCTCAGCTTCAAAGAAGGATGTGAAGTAATGGGATTCTTGGACAATTACGAAGGCAATAAAGAGCGCACAGATCGCTGGATCGCCACATTTCCTCTTGGCAGATTAGAAGCTCACATCGTGGAATTCAATGCTGAAAAGGGCTATGTGCTCGTACAAGCTAAGGCGTGGCGCAATCAAGAAGAGACAGAGCCAGCCGGCATTGATTATGCACACGGTTATGTAGCGGCTTTTAATGCGAATATGAAACGGTGGTATCTGGAAGATACGGTCACAAGCGCATTGATGAGAGTCATGGCTCTTGTCATGGGCGGTACTGAAAAGAGCACAAAGGAGACGATGCAACAGGTCGAATCAATGAGTGCAAAAGTGGCCACAGCTGATCCGGCAAAAGAATACGACTATTGGACAACCAAATTTGGAGATGTGCCAAGCTATAAAACAGCCGAAGAGGCAGAAGAATCCGGTGTGCCGTCACTTGGATCATCAATCAACGAGATCACAAAGCAACTCGGCGGCCAACTGGTCGAAGCTGCGCCGGAGTGTGCACATGGGCACATGATTTGGAAGCAAGCAAAGGATGGCGCGCCTAAGAATTGGGGCGGATACTTCTGCACCGAAAAGGCAAAGGCATCTCAATGCGTACCTCGATGGTTCGTCCTTTCAAGTGATGGAAAATGGAAGCCACAAATCTAATGAGCGATTACATGGAGATCATCAATCCTCAGACTCGGATCGCGCGTCTGTACTATCAAGGAGAAGTCGTTGAAGAATACAAAGTCGAGCAATGCGATAAGTGCTCAATCTTAATTCGCTTTGATGCTTTCGGTTATCAAAAAGGATATGGCGGAGAGAAGATTATTTGGTTCTGTGTAGGTTGTCGATGAAGATAACTCTTGATGACTATCAAGCTGCGATGTGTCATGTGACAGCTCTTAAAGCAAGGTCACAGCAAGGCCATCAAATCGGATCTACGCCACATTACAACAGCCGGCTTAACTTCCATGAGCAGGTCGCTGAAATAGCAGAGAGCTTTGCAGCTGAATGGGCTGTGGCAAAGTACTTTGAGATCCCCTACACGCCAACAGATAACAAGGGCAAAGAGCGAGCAGATGTGGCATCTGGCCTTGAAGTCAAATGGACTAAGTACGCCGATGGACATTTGATTGTGTATCCATCAGATCGCGTCACCGATGTTGCAATCCTTGTAACCGGCAAGCATCCGGATTACTACATCGCTGGTTGGATACCGGTGGCAATGGCCAAACGAGATCGATACAAGAAAAGCGATCAAGACTCTTGGTGGATTGGTGTTAATGGTCTGCAACCAATTGAGAATCTAAGGAGATCCAATCATGGAGAAGCTGCAATTTGAATGCCGGAAGTGTAAGAAGAAGACAACACAGCTTGTCCGGATCATCACAGATAACTTGCCGGAGAATGTGAAGACAATCCAATGCACAGTCTGTTCATGCATGACGGTTGCGATGATTGGGGATGTTGATGCCAGCCTATGACTACATCTGCGAGATGTGTGCACAGGTCGAGACGATACATCGATCCATTGATGACAAGCTTGCACGAGATCCTTATTGTGCTAATTGCACGATTCCAATGCGTCGTCTATTTACGCCAACACCGGCGATCTTCAAAGGTAAAGGATGGGGCAAATCATGAAGAAGTTATCCACAGGCTTTATCCACAGGTGTGCGAAACATGTGGGACTCGCTCAAGATTACGCTCCTTACTTGACACGATGGATACGATGTCATCGCTTGAAGCGAGCCGCTGAGGCGGATAGCTCGCAAGGGCGAATGCATCTAATGGGCAAGGTCTATGCCATTACGGCATTGCTTTCAATAACAAGCATTTCAACATCACAAGCGACAAGCTATTCAATAGATCATCTAAAGCTTTACGCGCATTCACGGCTTATAAATTATGACGAGTTCCAATGTCTGAACAAGATAATTACTAAGGAATCTCGGTGGTTGTATACGGCTCGCAACGGTTCACATCGAGGGCTTGGACAGATGCGATCAGAGCACTATGGAAAGCTTGATCCTTATCGCCAGATTGATGCAACGATTCGCTATGTGCACAAGCGATACTCCACAATGTGCAAGGCTTGGGCATTCCATCAGCAAAGGAATTACTATTGATGACACTTCACTCACAACGCAAGAGCAACAGCACACAATGGAAGAAGCTACGACTACGCATCCTCCAGAGGGACGGCTATCAATGCTTTTGGTGTGGAGAAGAGGCCAACACATGTGACCATGTGATACCTGTTGCAAGAGGTGGAAGCGATGATCCAGATAACCTCGTGGCAGCTTGTAAAAGATGCAATTTCAGTCGTCAAGATAGGTTGCCAGAAGAGATGAATTTAGTTCGTCAGAAGAAGGCCGGCATTTTTTTAGATAGGGATTCCACCGCCACTCTCTTC